AAGCACAGCAAAACATTGACAGCGTCAAGCAAATAGATGAAGAAATAAAGCAACTTAGAGAAGAAATAAAAGCAGTAGGTCCCGCTGTACAGGAGTTTATTGCGAGCAAAAAAGTGATATTCAAGGATCTTAAAAAAAGTATAGAAGCGTTTACCACAAGGCTGGAAACAATTAACCCAGATCCAGTACAAGCAGCTCAATCACTGGTAGCCGGAGCTGCTCCTGATGGAGTAGCTGCTGCGTTTAAGAGGGAGTTAGATTTAATAAACACCGTACAGAACTTCAAATTTGATTTGAAAACAATAAGAACTTCAGTACAGAGCACACTATCAATACTGAACGAATCATCTAACGTACTTACAAAGTATGAAAACGATTTTAGCACAACTGCAAATATAAAAATTTACATATGGAAAAAGCTACAAGCTTTTTTTAATGAGGTGTTTGATGTATTAGGAGCTTTTATAGATCCAATGACCTTTGTTAACTACTTTAAGCAACTACTGCTTATACCAAAAGCAAAGCCTATAGGACGTATAATGCTGCGAATCATTAACAAGAACACGGAACTTAAGCGTAAAAAAATAAAACTAGTTCAAGCAATCAACGAAAACTTCTTTGAGTTAAAAAACAAAGTGCAAAAGAAGATTGAGGATCTGCAGCAGAAAATTCAAGAAAAAGCAGAAAAGCTTTTGGGAACGTTAGGGGACTCAAGCTTAATAAAAAATATAAAATCAGCAGTTAAATGGGCGCGTACTGAACTGAAACGAGTACAGGACGACATAGCTTTCGCTATTAAGGTTGTTAAGTATTTTTTTAACTTGATTAATGAGGGAATAGCTATAACAGAAAAGATGTTGTTAATAATTGACGCAACAAAGCAATTTTTTAATAAAGCGATAAAAGAAGATATTCTACAAAAAGCAAAGGATAAGATAGCAGCAATAAAAGTCAGACTAAATGGTACAGATCCAACATCACCAATAGAAATAAACGCATTATTCAAACAATTTCAAATTACACAAGAGCCAATTAAGATACTGATTGAGTCAGTGCTTAGTGCAAATAAGCTACTAGCACCTGAATTACTAACCGTTCTTAAAACACCAACTACAAAGCTAATAGCGTTAGTTGGATCTTTGGATCGTTTATTGGGATACGACATGGTGAATTTTATTGACAAGATACAACATCCGCCAACAAAAGAAAACAAAAAACCGTCAAGAAAAAAAGCGAATCAAATAGTAGAAGAAGAGTCACCAATAAAACCGCGTAAGTATACTGGCTTAGAGGTTATGGAAAAGATTAAAGAAGTCTTTAAATTAATATCTCATTACACGTTAGTATTGCAAAAGAAAATACAAAAGCTACAAGACGATTCTATTAAGAAACTTAAAAAAGTGCAAAAAGAGGTAACAGATTACATCGGTAACATTACTAATTTTGATGCAACTAAGAAAAAAATCGACAATAAAAAAAGAAGCATAGATCAACAAAAGTCAGAGATAGAAGAGGATACAAAAAAAGCAGTTAAAGTTGCAAAAGCAGCGGTCATATTTGCAAAAATGCTACAAAGCAGCTATAGAATAATTGATAGAGTTGTCCCAAGCAGATCAGGAAGCTTACCAGATTATTCAATATCAGCAAACGAAAAAGACATCCTAGATTTTTATAAGTACTTTGGTCAATATCGCATATTAGAAAACGACGACGATGGTACTAGAAAAAGCATAGCTGACAATACTCGCAAGCTAAAACGAAAGCTTAAAGACTTTAAAGTGTACGAGCTTATTTTTCAATTCTTCACCGAAGCTCTAAAGGAAGCTAAAGATAGTGGATTTAACAACTTCATTAAAGAGACTCTCAAAGAGCAATCTGAAAAGCTAAAGGAGAATGTGACATCAGAATGGACATCAGCAGCAGACTCTTTAACAAGACTCTTTGAATCACCTCCCAAGACCTTATCAGAATTAGCTAGTTTTCCGCTAGACATAACAGGCTTGCTGGATTTGAATGTAGATATCCTTAAGGGAGAAAATAGATTTCTTACAAAAACAAAAGCGAGAATAAAAGGATTAGCAGATAAGATACCAACAGACACTGAGGATCCTACTTTATTGTTTTTTAAAAGACAGTTGGAGAAGGGAGTAGGATTTCTTTCAATGGCTATTAAGCTTATAAGCGATTTTGTAAAGGCGGTTATAAGGTTCATAAGAGAAGAGCTAATAGATCCGGCGCTCAATAAAGTAAAAGGTTGGATTGATCAATATAAGACTAAGTTTGAGAACAATCAAAGAGAGCGTGTTGAGAAAAAGTTTGACAAAGAAGCTAGAAAGAAGGTAGACATAGCAGCAGCATCAGCAATATTTGGATTAGCAGGCAGACTGTTTTGGACAGCCTTCAACTGGAAAAATCCAGCAGGAACTACTTTTATAGCTCTTAACGTAGGACCATTCAAGCCAATGATACCGGAAGAGATAAATGGATCTGCAGGATTTGCACAACAACTGTCGCAAGGATTTGAATTACAAGTGATGGCCATGACAGGATTAACCATACCAAATCCAAGCTATCTAATACCACCAGTACCTTTTCAAGGGTATTCTTGATTGTCCCTACTATTTATTAAAAAACAAAAATATGAAACTAAGTCAATTTAAGTCCATGTTGCGTGAACTTATCCGTGAGGAGGTTCAGACTGCAGTCCGTACTGAGATAAAAAAGCTTAACGAGAGTAAACAACCCGCTCTAGGGAACAAGCAGCCCATGTCTAAGCCTAATCAAGCGTTACAAATAAACAAAAGAACAGCTCCGCTCGTTACTTTAGATGAACCATTTACTACTGTAGGAGGTCCATTAGGAGATCTTTTAAATGAAACAGCACAAAGCATGAGTGGGTTCGGAGAACATGAGGAGGAGGCTAATCCAGACTTTCCAAGAGGTTCATCAGGAACTGATATGTTTGTAAAAGACTACTCAACAATACTAAAAAAGTCGTACGACTTTAACGCATAATGGCCTACGTAATTCAGGTAAACCCAATTGACCTTGAGACTAATGTTGCATTAGGTCTTGATTTACCTATGTCAACGCCATCAGGAACAGGGTTTCAGCAAAACTATTTTACAATAGACCAAGCATTAGCTAATGCAAAAAACTTGCTACGTACAGAGCCGGGGGAGCGTATAATGCTACCACAATTTGGATGTGGTTTAAGAAGGACTATATTTGAACAGCTTACAGAAGAGGCTGTAGATACTCTAAATACTAGAATACTTCAAAACTTTGCAACCTTCCTTCCTTACATATTTATTAGAGAGCTGATAATAACACCTAAACCAGACGAGAATAAACTACTTGTCCAAATGTCAATCAGCTTAAGCGAGAGTGGTTTCGACGAACGAGCAATATTAATTGAAGTATCAAATGGCTAAACTAATAAACAAGCAAACGGATATAAAGTATGTAGGTAGAGATTTTGATGCATACAAGCAAGGACTAATTGAATTTGCAAAGGCATACTACCCAGACACATACAACGACTTTAACGAAGCATCCCCAGGAAGTTTATTCCTCGACATGGCTGCATACGTAGGAGATGTGTTGTCATATTATACAGACTACAACTTTAGAGAAAACTTTTTAGTGTACGCCCAAGAGAAGAAAAATCTCTTAACCATGGCAGCTGCATTTGGATACAAGCCTAAGTTATCAGTACCGTCATCAGTCACGCTAGACGTGTATCAATTACTGCCTCCTACAGGAACAGGAGCAACGACTGCACCAAACTTTTCTTATGGATTAAAGATAAAAGAGGGGATGGAAGTAAAAGCTACTAACCAAGGAGTAAACTTTATTACGACAGCAAATTTAGACTTCACACAGGATACGCCAACATCGCCAACAGAGATATCCGTATATAGCTACGACACAAATACTGGTGCGATAAATTATTACCTTGCCAAGAAGCAAGTAAAAGCTATTAGTGCGAAGACAAAGACGACAACGTTCACAATAAACGCATCGACTAGATATCTTAAATTACTATTACAAGATACAACAGATCCATTAATAGGAATACAAAGTATTGTAGACTCAGACGATAATACTTGGTATGAAGTACCCTACTTAGCACAAGACACTATGTTTGAGCGTGTACAGAATACAATATACAACGATCCTGTATCGTCTGTTTATAGTTCTGAGATGCCGTGGTTAATGAAGTTGAAGAAAGTACCACGTAGATTTATTGTACGTGTGACTGAGGCAGGCCTAGAAATACAATTCGGAGCAGGGACATCCTCAATGCCAGACGAAGAGTTACTAGCAACGCCAGAGCAAATTGGTCTTATATTACCCAACGGAAAACAAGACACAGATGCATCTTTAGACCCATCGAATCCGCTAATCACAAGTACGTACGGTTTGGTGCCATCAAA